GTGCTGGTTACTGTAATACTACAGTTGCTATTGATGGAGTAAAGTTTCAAATGGCTAGTGGAAACATAGATTCTGGACAAATATTGCTATTTGGAGTAAATTAATATAAAAGGAGATAATTATGACAACACCACATAAATTAATAGATGGAATACAAGTACCTTTAAGTGCAGAAGAAATTGCACAAAGACAAGCTGAAGAAACTGCTTGGAAAAATAATGCATTTGATAGAGCTATGGCAGATTTAAGAAGTAAAAGAAATAGACTTCTTACTTCATGCGATTGGGTAATGATAAATGATTCTCCTATTACAGATAAAACTGCATGGGAAACTTATAGACAAAGTTTAAGAGATATAACAAATGGTTTAACTACTGTTGCTGATGTTGAAGCTGTAGTTTTTCCTAATAAACCATAATGCCTAAAAAAAAAATTATATCTAAAGCTTATCCAGAAATAGCTGCAGGTGTAAGATTATCAGCTCATGAAAAAATATGTGCTGAAAGAATGAAAAATCTATTGGCTTCAATAGAAAGACTTGAAAAAAAAGTTGATACATTATCTGACAGTGTATCTAAAGGAAAAGGAATAGTAGCTGTATTAGTTTTTTTAGGAACTATTGCTGCAACAGTTATAGGATATTTTTCATTTAAATGAAATTTGTTTTAATTATATGGGTCTGTAGTTTTGTAAATGAAGTTTGCGCCCCTCCAATTAATCATAATATTTTTTACAATTCTTGGAGTGAGTGCGTTGATTCAGCTTATGATTTTTCTATAAAATTCCTTAATACACAAAATGTAGATGAAATTAATAATATGAAATTAGCTACAAAATTTGTATGTAAGGAAATAGAAAGTGTTTAAAGGTCATAGAATAATTGTAATAGGTGACGCTCATGATTCACCTCATATATCACAAGATAGATTTAAATGGATTGGTAAATATATAAAAAAATCTGAACCAGATTATATAATTCAAATTGGTGATTGGGCTTCATTTGATAGTTTAAGTTTTTTTCAAAAAAATCATACACAAGCTGGTAAACTTAAAGATGCTTTTATGGTTGATATAGAATCGTTAAGAAGTTCTATAAATATATTAGATAAATATATTGATAATGACAGAATACCAAGACATGTCACTTTAGGAAATCATGAACAAAGAGTAAATAAGTTTGAAGAAAATATTCCAGAAATTCAAGGAATGATGAAAAAAGAGCTTAATGATTCTTTTTTATTACGAAACTGGAAAATTTCTCCTTATGGAGCATTTAAATATATAGGGGGGGTGGCCTTTACTCATTGTCCATTAAATATTATGGGAAAAGAATATGGTGGAAAAAACTGTGAAGTACAAATAGCTAATGATGCAACTAATGATATAGTATTCGGTCACACTCACAAATACAGAGATTGGAAAGCTCCTAAGATTGGCGATAAAAATTATGTTAGAATAGTTAATGTAGGTTGTGCGTTGCCTTTTAATCATGTTGAAGATTATGCTAAATTAAATTTAACAGGTTGGTCTTGGGGAATAGTTGAACTTGGTATTTGGGAAAACCATATACAGGAAAGTCAATTTATTTCTATGGATAGATTGGAGAAACAATATGGATAAGTTAAAAAATTGGTGGAGTAATTATTCAGATAGATTAAGACTTAAATGGTATAAATTTAAATATTGGTATTTTAATACAATATGGAAAATATGATAACACATGCAGATCAATGGGACACAGTTAGATGGCATAATTTTAAACCATCTGAATTTGTTTGTCAGCATTGTAATGCATTAAAAATATCACCTATTGTATTAGATTTTGTACAAGCTTATAGAGAAATTAAAGCTGCTAGTGTAAAAATTAATTCAGCTTATAGATGCCCAGAACATAATTATTCGGTATCAAGTACTGGAGAAGATGGGCCTCACACAACTGGATTTGCTATTGATATAAAAACTAATACACAGACTCAATATCATTTATTAAGATTTTCTTTACAATATAATCCTAGAGCAATGGGTATTGGTATAGCAAAAACATTTACTCATATTGATTTTCTTACAATTGACCAAGGTCAAAAATATGTAGTTAGACCTAATGTATGGAAATATTAATATGTGGTTTAGTTTATTATCTACTGGATTAAAAACTGCGGCAGCTATTTATAAAAATAAAAAAGAAGCGCAGCAATTAGAATCTTTAGCAGAAAAAAATTATATGGCTCGTATGGCTTCTGGAGAAATTGAATACCAGAAAGCTGTTATGAATAATAATAATCAAGGATGGAAAGATGAGCTAGTTTTAATTATTGTAGTTTTGCCTATAGTGGTTTTAGCTTGGAGTGTATTTAGTGGAGATCCACAAGCTAAAGAAAAATTAGATATGTTCTTTGAATATTTTAATAACTTTCCGGAATTTTACAAATGGTTAGTGTTAGGAATATTCGGAAGCATATATGGACTTAAGCCTGGAATGGATTTATTTAAAAAGAAATGATTGATAAATTTTTTTATAATTTTTTTAATTGGATTGATAAACAATTTGAAAAAGTTGATGAAGTATTAACTTTTAAATTTCCAAAAAATAAAAAAAATGACAAGAGCAAAAATTAATTCAATATTAATAGGATTGCTTGGAGCAATTCTTATGGGGTTAAGTACTTGGGTTTTAATTACATTAATTGAAGTAAAAACTGTTGTTGCTATGATGCAACAAGAATTATTAGATTTTGATAAAGTGGTAGGTAGAATATATTATCATATGGATCAATTAATAAATAAATAATGTGGTGTGTTATTTGGAATAGAGATGGTAAATATAAAATGTTTACTAATGTATTATTTGAATCAGAAAAACAAGCTATAGAATTTAAAAATAAACAAACACAGTTTAGAAAAAAACATGATGCTAGAGCTGTTAAATATAATTCAAAATATTTTTTAGGAATAGATGAAAAAGAAATCTTGGAACAGACCAGTTCAAATTGAAATTGAAATTGGGCCCTGTAAATATTGTGGTAAGAATATGGTAAATACAGAATCATTTGTAGCTTTTGCTGATAAGACCAAAGGACACTATAAATGTATGAAAGAAGATGATTTAAAACGCTCTAAGAGCACTAATTTTAGCGATTCTAACCTATTTTGATACCAACATACCTAATTAAGCTAATGCTTATATACGTGGCTCTATGACAGTTTACCGCCTGTTTCTACAAAATAGTCAGATTCTAGCTCAGCTAAAGCCCCTTGTAATAAATCTATAGCAAATTTCTTACCTTTATAACTACTTGCTATACTCATAACATTAGATACTAAAGCAACTTGAGCTGCGTCTATGCTTTTACCTTTAAGAAGATCTACAGTTACAGCATCAGCAATGTTATCATAAAGATATACAACTTCATTATTAGATACTTTTCTATCCTTAAAAATTTGCTTTAGACTTAATATAGTTTTCATACATATAATCTAGTATGAAATTCGGTAGCTGACACCTCACTTAAAAAAAAGTAAGCAACAAGTAGAGTAAACCATGAAAGGCGTATATTACTATTTAACCGTACTGGACTACTTGATACTTACTTATATGATCTTAATCAGCAGCAGGACTTTAGCATTACATCTATTACTATAGATTACGGATATAATTACAGGTTCTAGCTTACCTATTTGTCGTCACAAATTCTTTTAACTGTAGGCGCACTCAATTCAAAGTTTTATCCATACGCCTACAGCACACAACAGATGTAGTTTAACTACACATTTAATAATCATTTATTTGGGACTTGCCCATATAGGTAGATTATTTTAACCTATTAGAATTGATCGTCAAAATCATCATTACTAGATGCTGGGATATTCCCTGCTGTCTTAGTAGATGACTTGTCGCCAACCAATCTAATACTGCCTGTAAATCGAGGTACAACTACCTCAGTTACAATTCTGTTTTGATCATTAGAATCTTTATATTGTCTAGTTTCTAATTCACCTTCAACATATAATTGAGAACCGGATTTAGCATACTTTTCCATATTCTCAGCAAGTCTAGGATCAAATACTACAATCTTATGCCAAGTTGTTTTCTCAGCCCAATTGCCTTCTTTATCTTTAAACTTTTTGTTTGTAGCTAAAGAAAGATTACAAAATTTTTCACCTTTTTTAGTTTGTTTAATTTCTGGATCAGCGCCAAGCCTACCAATTAATATTACTTTATTTATCATTTTTTAACTCCTTTGGGTTTATGATTTTTATATTACTAGCTAGTTTATTAGATGCTCTACCTTTTTCTAATTTATCTTCTGGCATTTCATCTTCAGAATAAACAAAACCATGTAAGCCTAATAATTTTAAAACACATCTGTCATAGGCACGTTTCTCTGCCATTGCATATGGATAAGAATTTTTAGTATTCTTAGGTGATGCTTCACCATAAGATATTACTTGATGTTTCTTATTTTCTTTTTCCATTTGTGCTGTACACTTAACAACTACAACGCCATTTGCAGAATCTTTTTCTATCTCATCATATTCATATAGAATACCATTTTCTGCACCTGCTTGTTCAATATATCTATGATACATTACCCAAGTACCGTGGCAATCCCACAATGCTTTGTATTGTCCTTGACTATCTTTTTGATCAAGATTTAATTTTTTAAGTATAGCTAATGCTCTACTGTCTATTGGTTTACCCATTACGTTCCTTTCTTTGTATATTCATTGTTTATGAATGATTTACTTACAACATAAACATATGCAGCTCTACCACTAGAGTTTTTACGTTTATCTTTGCGTTCAATTTTATCTTGTTTAAATAACTCAGTAACTCTAGGTCTAACTGTAAATGCTGATAACGCTAATAAATCAGCTATTTCATCAGCAGTAGCTCCAAAATTACCTTTATTACTTATTACATCAAATACTTTTTTACGTATTGTTTCTGCACCTGCTTTAATTAATTCAGCAGCTTCTATTGAAGTGTCAACTGGTTGACTGCCTGGTGAGTAAGGGTATAATTTGTCTTCCATTATTGTGTTCCTTTAGTTGTTGATCGAAATTATTAAAATCTACAAAATCTGGCGGTGGAGTTTTAGTTGTTACAAGATGCCAAAATAATACTTCAGCAGCAAGTAACTTTTCTTGAAAGTTTTTATCTGGTAAAACTTCTACTAATCCATATTTCATATTACCAAAAAATATTGATAGATACATTTTTTTAGCACCATAAATCATAAGATAATGTTGTATTTGTGCTTTGTATTTTTCTGCTGTCTTAACTTCATTACTAAAAGCATTTGTGTGTTTACATTCTAGTAATGCTTTTTTTTCTTTTAAGACACCATCAATGTTGCAGTATAAAAAAGGATATTGTTTGGAAGTTATAAAGAGTTGTTTCTTAAGAACTTTAATACCAGTTTGTTTTTCAAACCAGTTTATATTGAAGTCTTCTGTATGAATACCCATTTGAACTGGGAGTACATCTGATAAATCATCTGGTTCTTTTTCTCCAATTTTTTCTAAATACAATTCGTACCAATTACCATTGTATATCCTGGTAGCATCTGATCCACCAATACCTTGTTTGCGATCAAAATCTTCTTTCATATATTTTTGTTACCTTTCCATTGTAGTCTATATAATAGCCTACAAGCTTTTTGTTTTTAGTTTTTCTATTTTTCTTATTTCTCTTTGTACTTCTTTTTTCCATTTTTTAATATACTTTAAATGATCTATTAATTTTTTTTTATCTTTTTTTAATAACATTTCTAAAGGCAAGTCCGAGTTTTGTTGCTCCTTGTCTTTTGATTTGTTCCCATTTCTGTTTCTCAAGATCATTATGTTTCCTTCTTAGTTTGTCTAGTTGTGTTAAAGTCTTTTGATCAATTTTATTATTTAAAAGTCTTTTAGCAAACTCGACATACTTGTCGTCATCAAATTCAATTGTTTTGTAAAATTTTAATAAAGACATATGCCAAGCTTGTTGCCTTACGTGGTAAGGTGTATAATCAACTTGTGGCTTCTGTTTTATTTTCCTCATCTTTAAATGATCCTTTTTCAAAAGCTTCAAGAGCAGCTTTTAATTTTTTGTTGTCAGCTTTAAACTTATCAAATATATCTTTAGCTTTTACTAAATAATGAATAGCATCAATTAATTCTTCGATAGTTTCATCTACCCATTCATTAATCGGTCTTTCATTATCAGCTAAAGTTTTGCCAAACTTATTCATACCTTCTATGTGTCTAGCAACAACTATATCTATAACTTTATTAACAACAGGATCATTGGTTAGACCATTGAGATCTACATTTGGATTAACTGTCATTTTTTACCTCTTTTGGTTTTACTAAAATTTCGGCATTAAGTGCTTCTGCCCAACAACAGAATAACCAACCGCTAGGTTTTCTTATACCACACTCCCATTTTGATACAAGTCCTTTAGCTACTCCTAAAATTTCATCCATTTCTAATTGAGATATACCTAATGCTTTTCTTAAAGCAACGAATTGCGGTATCACTTGATTATGAAATTGTTCACCTAGTGCCTTATTTGCCATAATTACTAGGTATATGTATATTTCGGAAACTGTCAACTATATATAGTGGGTACTCACTCTC